CGGATCAGGAGGTGCTGGAAATCCAGGTGATTGAGAACCTGCAGCGCGAGGACCTGCATCCGCTGGAGGAGGCCGAAGGCTATCGAACGCTCTGTAAGATGCACGGCTACACGGCCGAGCAGCTCGCCGCGAAGATAGGGAAATCGAAGGCCTACATCTACGCGCGCATGAAGCTGTGCGCGCTTCCGGAGGCCGCCAAGAAACTGTTTTGGGACGACAAGCTGGATGCCTCGCGCGCTCTGCTCGTGGCCCGGATCCCGGACCCGAAACAGGCGGAGAAGGCGGCGAAGGAAATCACCGAGGTGAACGAGTGGCGGGGCGGCATGATGGGCTACCGCGAAGCCCGGGAACACATCCAGCGCCACTACATGCTGGAGCTGCGCGGCGCCCCGTTCGACGTGAAGGACGCGAGCCTGGATGCGAAGGCCGGCGCCTGCGCGGTCTGCCCGAAACGCACGGGCAACCAGCCGGACATCTTCGGCGATTGTCGTGCAGACGTCTGTACCGATCCCGCCTGCTTTCGCGGGAAAACCGATGCGCAGTGGGCGCGCGATAAGGCCGGCGCCGAAGCCCGCGGCGTGAAGGTGATCGAGGGCAAGGCGGCGGACCACGTGGACCTGGAGGACCGCGGCAACCATCCCTGGTGGGACGACAAGCACCGCTCCTGGGCAAAGCTTTTGAAAGACCTCGAGGTGCCGACCTACCTGGTGCGCACGACCTACGGCACAATCACAAAGGGATTCAAACCGGACGAGGCCATCGCCCTGGCGCGTAAGGCGGGCCTCAAGATCGGGCCGCGGGAAGGCACAAGGAAAGTGAACGCATCCGGCCAGGAGATCGCGCAGGTGCGGCAGCATCGCCTGCGCCTGAAAGCCATCAAGGCGACGGTGGCCGAGCTCGTCGCGAAGGCCGAAGCGCTGAAGAATCCGAAAGCGTTCCTGCGCTTCGTGGCAGAAGAGGTCACCGGTGGCGGACTGGCCGTGGATGCCGTGCAGAAGCGCCGCGGGCTCGCACTGTCACGGGGCTACGGGGCGCCGGTGAAGAAGCGCACGGAAGCCCTGGACCAAATGACCGACCGGCAGCTGGTCGGACTCATCGTGGAAGTCATCGCGATGGACCAGCCGTCCAGCACCTATGCCGGATACGGCCGTGGCTGGACGGCGGCCTGCACGCTCTGCGGTATCGATATGAAGGCGCGCGAGCGGGCCGTGGCCAAAGAGGCGCCGGCGAAAAAGAAAGCCGCGAAGAAGCCGGCCAAGGCCGCCATTCAAACCGTCGCGCCACGTAATCTGGCCAAGCGGGGAAAGAAGGCGCGCAATGGATAAGGCGCCGACGTGTCCGAACGACGCGGCCTATCGCTACACCTGGCCCGGACGGGATGAATCGTTCATCTGCGAACAGCACGCGGCCGGGCTTCGACGAGTCACCGAGATCATGGGCTCCTACGTGCAGCTGATTCCCATCGAGGGCGACGTCCCGAAATGCCGCCAGGAGGTACACGATGCGCTTGCTACTTAGTCTGATCTTTGTGGCCGCGATTGCCCTGCCCTATTCCGTGCGTACCGAGGATTCGACGGATATGACGGTCGGGCGCGCCTCGCGCTGCGAGATCGAGGGACACCAATTCGAGTGGATGACCTATCTCACGGCCTGCCATTCGTGGGACACGGTCCGGTTCGAACTCTACACGATTGAGGTCGTCACGAACTGCAATAAGGGTTTTGATGAATGCGCGCGCTGCGGGTTGCGCGTGCCGCGACCGTTCACGTCCGACACGACGGTGATCGATTCCACGCGGGGAATCTGCGCGGTACGCGGCCACGTCGAAGATCACTGCTGGGAGAAGGAAACTGAATTCACCCCGCGGCGGTATGTCGTCGATCTTGAAGACCAGACGCTCGAAATCGAAAGGCCCACGTCCAAGATGTGTCGCTGTCTGCGCTGCGGGCGATGGTATGAGGACAACGCCGTGCAGGTCTGCACCACCCTGGTATGGCAGAAGCCCGACACTCTGCCGGCGACTCGGGTTCCAGGCCTGTGGAAATGAGTGAGATCGAAGGGTACGTCAAAGACGGGGATCCGCTGCCCTTCTTCGGAGGGATGGTGCTGATGCCCACACATCCGCATTACAAGACGCTGCGCTTGCAGCACAACGGGGCGGTCATTGAGGCGGCCATCGCCCGCGACATCGGACGGGCCTTCGCCGAAAAACTGGGCCGCAAAATCATAGGACTTATCGACCGATGAATCTGCACGATGCTGTCGCACACGTCGTGGTCAGCTGTTATTGGTATTGGATCGCGATCTCATGGGCTGAGGTGATCTGGGATATCCGGCATCGCGTTCCCCTCGGGCAGCAGGAAACTCCACCTTGGAGGCTTGTCTGATGAGCCTCTACATGGAGAGCACGGCGGTCGCTCCGGAGCCCGATGGACATTAAGTCGCTCACGCGGCCGTGTAAACTCTGCGGGAAGCCGATCGTGGATGCCGTGCGGATCGAAGCCAACGGGAAGGAAGTCAAGCTGGTGCTCGATCCACGGCCGGCGACATACACAGTCGACGATCCGCCCCGGCGAACGGCCCAGGGTACGGTCGTGGCCACGCGCGCGGCGCAGGCCTGGGTGAACCATTTCGCGACCTGCCCGCACGCCAACTATTTCAATCGCGGCCGGAAAAAGCCGGGCGCGGAGGGAGAACCACAAAGATGAAATCCGATCAGATGATCGATCAGACCATCGTCGCACTCCAAAAAAAGTACGAACACGCGGCGGAACAATTGAAGCAGCTCGGCGGCGCGATTCAGATTCTGCGGGATTTGGCGCGCGGCAACAGAGACGGCGCCCCCCCCAAATCCCAAACGAGGAAGGCGCCCGCAAAGGCCGCCAAGGTCTTGGCTCTCAAACTGCGGGGCCGGGCCAAGTACGAACGCGAGACCCGCGAGTGCCGGCGCTGCCACAAGACCAAATCGTTTCACGAATTCAAAAGCAAGAACGCGATCATGTGTGGTCCCTGCGAAGATGAGGTCGCGGCGGCGAAGGGCAAGGGCACGCCGGCGATCGGCCTCAAAGCGCTCAATATGGCCGAATGAAACGCGCGCCCCGGGACGGACAGAAGGCGGCGCAGCTTGAGCGGCGCCCCATCGCGAAGCTCATTCCCTTCGAGCGCAATCCCCGCCGGATGTCCGACGCGGCGCTGGCGGGCCTGAAGGCCAGTATCCAGAACTTCGGGTTGGTGCAGCCCGTGGTGTGGAACAAGCGCACCGGCCGCGTCGTGGGCGGGCATCAGCGGTTGAAGGCGCTCGCGCAACTCGGCCACACGCACGTCGACGTGCTCTCGGTCGACTTGACGCCGGAGCGGGAGCTTGCGCTGAACGTCGCCCTGAACAACCGGCACATCGAAGGCGAATGGAGCGAGGAGCTGGGCCCGATTCTGAAAGAACTCGAGGCCTCGGCCGGCGCGGTATTCGCCGACCTGCGTTTCGATGCGCTCACGGCCGACTGGGCGGAGATCGAACGGCTGCTGGACAAGGGCCGGCCCGCCGTCAAGGAAATCGAAGCGCCCGATCCGCCGAAGCATCCGATCACGCGACCGGGCGACTGCTGGTTTTTGGGCGAGCATCGCGTGGTCTGCGGCGACGCGCTCGACGCGCCAACCGTTCGGCAGCTGGTAGGGAAAGCGAAGCTCGCCATGGTCTTCACCGATCCGCCCTGGAACGTGGCCATTGGACAGGATTCCAATCCCCGGCACCGGCAACGCGCGGGGCTGGCCAACGATCAAATGTCCGGAGAACAATTTCAGGAATTCCTGCACAAGGCGGCCGAGGTGCTGGTGCCGCACCTGGCTGGCGATCTCTACTGTGTGCTTGGGGCTTCTGAATGGCCGACGCTCGATTTGTGTTTGCGCCAGGCGGGCTTCCACTGGTCGGCTACCATTATCTGGAGCAAGGATATCTTCGTGTTGGGCCGGTCCAAGTACCACAGACGTTATGAGCCCATTTGGTATGGCTGGCATTTGAACGGCCGTTCCAGCTATTCGGGCGGGCGCGATCAGGACGACGTGTGGGAGATCGCGCGGCCGCGCGTGTCCGAGGAGCATCCGACCATGAAGCCCGTCGCACTGGTCGCCCGGGCGATTGAGAACTCCAGCCGGCGCGGCGACGTCGTGGGCGATTTCTTCCTCGGCGCGGGCAGCACGCTTCTGGCGGCGCAGCAGCTCGGCCGGCGCTGCTACGGCATGGAGATCGAGCCCGCGTTCGTGGATGTCACCTGCCGGCGCTGGATGGAGCTGACGGGCGAGACCCCGATCCGCGCGAAAGACCAAATGCCCTTCTCGGAGGCAGCCCGGAAATGAAACCTGACCCGCGTGTGGCGCGATGGGCTTCTCAGGTGCGTGTGCTGTTCGGCGAGATTAACGAGGTTAGAACCTATCCTCCCTGGGTTACACCGTGGAAGCCCACGGCCAGGATGATGGAGCGCAAGCTTGCTCAGGACTACTTGCAACGAATCGAGACAAGGAGTAAACGCGGATGAAAAAACCGAAGCGCATCAGGATCGACATCAATCGGAAAGGCGAGCGCGTGACGCTCTACTGGAAACCGCGCCACAACGGCCGCGGGCCGAACGAGGCCCAAGTCCGGCGCCTGAAACGTCAGGGCCGCAAAGACGAGTAAGCGCAAGACCCCCGCGGCGCCCGACCAGGCGCCGCTTCTCGATTTGGACGAGCTCTCCCGGCAGGCCGAAGGGCAGCCGCGGCTCGGCCTGACGCAGCGCCAGTTTGCGGAGCGCCTCGGCGTCAGCGAGGCCTGGATTTCCAAGTGCGTTCGCGAGGGGCGCATCCGGCGAAACGTGCACGGCCGCATCGATCCGGACGAAGCCGAGGAGATGCTCATCGCCTCGCGCGATCCGGCCGCCGACATGCGCCGGCTCTCCTTGCTCCCGGGCGTCTCGCAGAGCACGCAGGAGCTTCACGCTTACCAGAAGGCCCGCACGCTACGGATGGTCTATCTGGCCAAAAAAGAGCAGATCGAATTCGAGAAGGAAAACGGCGAACTCGTGCGCAAAGATGAGGTCTCGGCCGCCTTCTTCGCCGTGGCGCGGACGGCCCGGGACAAGATGTTGCAGCTGCCCGAGCGCCTCGCGCCCGAACTCGCCGGCATCCGCGCGCACCGCAAGATCGTTCATATCCTCAAGACGGCCATCGAGGAGGCGATGGCGGGCCTGCTCGATACCGATTTTGCAGACCTCGGCGCCGGCGACGGATCGTCCCCGGCCGCACGCGATGACGGGCACAACTGACGCCATCGCCTTTGTCGTCGAGCATTTCTCGGCGGGCTTCCGTCAGGCGCCGAAGATCAACGTCTGGCAGTGGGCCGACGAGCACCGCCAGCTTTCGGCCAGCAGTTCTCACCTAAAGGGCAACTGGTCCACCAAGCGCGTCCCCTACACGCGCGAGATATCCGAAGCGCTGTCTCCGGATTCGCCCTACCGCAAGATTGTCTTTCGTAAATCCACGCAGGTCGGTGCGACGGAGGTGCTGCTCAACACCATCGGCCATCGGATCCACCTGGCGCCGGAGCCGATCATGCTGATCGAGCCGGCGCTTCCGGATGCGCGGAAGGTCTCGCGGCACCGCATCGCGCCTATGATCGCCGCCTCGCCGGCGTTGCGCGCGAAGATCAAACACGCCAAGGCCCGCGACTCCGGCAACACGACGCTCATGAAGGAGTTCGAGGGCGGCATCCTCTTTCTGGTCGGGGCCAATTCGCCCAAGGGCCTTTCCGGTTCGCCGATCGCGCTTCTACTCTGCGATGAGGTCGACCGCTTCCCGCAGGACGTGGCCAAAGAAGGCGACCCGATCGACCTGGCGATCCGCCGGACGTCGGCCTTTCCCGGCGCGAAGGTTGCGCTGTTCAGCACGCCCACGGTCCGGGGCGTGAGCCGCATCGACACGGAGTACGAATATTCCGACCAGCGGATTTACGAGGTGCCGTGCCCGCGGTGCAATGCGATGCAGGAGCTGCGCTGGGAAGGCGTGATCTGCGAACACGGTGCGGATGGACACCGGATTCCGGACTCCGCGCGCTACCGCTGCGCGCAGTGCGCTTTCTTAATCGAGGAGCAGCGTTACAAGTATGCGATGATGCAGGCCGGCATCTGGCGCGCACAGAAGCCCACGGGCGAGACCGCCGGCTTCCATATCAACGCGCTCTATTCGCTGCTCGGCGACCTGACCTGGGCGTCCATCACGAAGTGGCACCAGGAAGTCAAGAACGACCCGCCCCGGCTGAAGGTGTGGGTCAACACGGCCTTGGCCGAGAGCTTCGTGGAGGATCGAGACATGCCGAAGGAAGGCGCGGTCATGGCGCGCGCGGAAGTGTACGGGCCCAAGGTTCCGATGGCGGCCTGCGTGCTCACGGCCGGCGTCGACGTGCAGAAGGACCGGGTCGAGGTGGAACTGGTGGCGTGGGGGCCGGGGCAGGAATCCTGGACCATGACCTGGCGGCAGATTTATGGGCTGCCCGGGGAGCCGTCGATCTGGCGGACGCTGGACGAGTTTCTGCATGAGCCGTGGCTGCACGAATCCGGATGGCGGATGCACGTCACCGCGACCTGCATCGACTCGGGCGACAACACCGAGGCGGTCTACAACTACGTGAAGCAGTACCGCCGTGCGCATCACAACCGGCTCTGGCCCACGAAGGGATTCTCCACGCCCGGGCGCGCCCTGGTCAGCCCGCCCTCGTACAAGAACAAGGCGAAGGTGCCCCTGGTCATGATCGGTTCCGACACCGCGCGCGACGTGTTCTACGGCCGCGTGAAGATCCCGGCGCCCGGCCCGGGATTCGTGCATACGCACGCGGGGCTGCCGGCGGAGTATTACACGCAGCTGCTCTCCGAGGTGAAGGTCGGCAAATACAAAGCCGGGAAGCTCTACGAGCATTACGAGAAAAAAAGCCACGTGCGCAACGAGGTGCTCGCCTGCCGGGTCGAGAACATCTGCGCGCTGGCCCTCCTCAACCCGAACCTCGCGGTGCTTCACGCGAAGCTCGTCGACCGTCCGGCACCCGTTTTGCAGACGGCAACACCGACCGCGCCGAAACCCAAGCCGCATCGGCGTCGGCGTCGTGGCGGGTATCTCTCCGACCTGCTCGGATGACCGTTTTTAGGGCTCCAAGTTTACACATAATCGCGCGACCCCAATTTACACATAATTCGCCTGAGCCAATTTACACATAGCGCTTTTTCCCTGAGTCGGGATTTTCGGGGCGTGAGCGATATCCCGACCGTCGAACCGCAATCGATTGTCCGTGGCGACACCGTCACCTGGAAACGCTCGCTGTCTGAGTATCCGGCGCCGACGTGGGTGCTTCGCTACGAGTTCCGCGGCCCCGCTTCCTTCGCGATCATTGCATCCGCCGACGGCACCGATCACCTGGTCGCCGTCGCCAAGGCGAGCACTGCCAACTGGAACGAAGGTCTCTATGCGTGGCAGTCCATCGTCGACAACGGCGTCACGCGCAAGACGATCTGGACCGGGCGCCTTGAGATACTGAAGGACCTCGCGCAGCCGCAGGCCGTGTTTGATCCGCGCACGCACGCGGAGATCATGATCGACCACCTGCAGACGGAGCTCCAGCGCACGGAGACCCTGATGCACGAGGCGCACTCAATCGGCGCGCGGCAGGTGCAGCGGCGCCGGCTCACCGAACTGCGCCAGCTGCTCTTGTCCTATCGCGCCGACCGCGCGCGGGAACTCCGGAAGGACCGCGTCGCCCGCGGCCTGCCCGCCGGCGGCCGAATCAAGGTGACCCTGTGAAAATCTTTGACCGCCTTCAGGCGGGCTGGGCTGCCCTGGTTGAGAGCGCGCCGGCGTCCAAACGAAAAAGCTACGACGCGGCCCGGAGCAATCGGCTCCTGGCCAGCTGGGTCGCGAGCCAGCTCCCCTCCGACGAAGAGCTGCGCCGCGACCTCGGCACACTGCGCGCGCGTTCCCGGGATCTCGAGCGGCAGAATCCTTACGCGCGGCGCTTCCTCTCCCTGCTCGAGATCAACGTGATCGGCCCGAACGGCATCACGCTGCAGAATGAAGCCCAGTTTCCGGAGAGCGAGGACTTCGATGACGAGGCCAACAAGCGCATCGAGGATGCCTGGCAGGAGTGGTGCGAGCCGGGCACATGCACCGTCGACGGCGGCATCTCCTTCCGGGAACTGCAGAACGGCTGGATACGTACCTGCGCGCGGGACGGCGAAAACGTCATCCGCAGCTATCGCGGAAATGTGAACGATTTTAATTACGGGCTGCAGCCTCTCGAACCGGATCATCTCGACCACACCTACAACACGACTTTGCGCGACGGC